TAGGTCAAACTTTACCTCCAAAATTCTCTGACTTTATGATCGCTCACGTAGCGGCAGAAGTAGCACAAAATACTGAGTTATGTATTTGGAGAGGAGACACAGCGGCAGGAACTAATAACTCTTTTGACGGGTTTGAAAAGCTAATTGCAGCATCAGCAGCAGCAGGAGATATTCCAGCAGGTCAACAAATTGCTGCAGGTGCAATAACCGCTGCAAATGTAATCGCTGAATTATCTAAAGTAGTAGACGCAATTCCATCTCAATTATATGGTAAAGAGGATCTATTTATTTACATTCCGTCTGGAACAGCAAAAGCTTATGTTCAGGCATTAGGAGGATTTGCAGCAGCAGGTCTAGGAGCGAATGGTGTAAACAACCAAGGTACTCAATGGTGGAACAACGGATCTTTAAGCGTAAATGGAGTTAAGATATTTGTTTGTCCAGGTATAAGCCCTAACAAAATGTTCGCTGCTCAACGTAGCAACCTATATTTTGGAACAGGAATTTTAAACGATACAAATGTCGTTAAGGTTTTAGACATGGCAGATTTGGATGCGAGTAACAATGTGAGAATGGTAATGCGTTTTACAAGTGCAGTACAATTCGGAATCGCATCTGATCTTGTAGAATACGCTTAAAATAATTAACTAATCAAATTTAAAAGGGTGGGTTCTGCCTGCCCTTTTTTATTTAAAACAATAAAATAATATGGCTTGTACATTAAATACTGGACGTAAAGTCCCATGTAAAAGTGCCTTTGGAGGCATAAAGACTGTGTTTTTAGCTGACTTTGGTTCGATTACTGGAGTAACTATTGACGCCACTACTAAAGAGGTTACTGCTTTGGCAGGATCGCCTACTTGGTACGAATACGATGTAAAAGGGAACTCAAGTTTAGAAACGACTGTGACGTCATCTAGAGAAAACGGGACAACTTTTTATACACAAACATTAAATTTAACGCTTACTTTCTTAGACGCTAAGACTCAGGCAGAGTTACAAACAGTAGCTGTAGCAAGACCTTACGTTGTCGTTGAAGATTACTACGGAAACAGTTTCCTATGTGGATTTGAAAACGGAATGGAATTAACAGGCGGTACTGTAGTAACAGGAGCTGCGGCAGGAGATCTGTCAGGCTTTACGATTACTATGGAAGGAATGGAAGAGAGAGCACCGTACTTTTTAACTACGGCTGTGACATCTACGGAAGATCAAATCGATCCGACATTAACAGCACCACCAACACCATAATCTTTAGTTTTTTGATTATAAAATTAAGCACTCTTAACGGGGTGCTTTTTTTTTGTTATAGTTAATTTTACAAATTCAGTCATTTTTTACGTTATATAAGTGTATGATAATCTTAACAACATCCGCACAAGCTCAAGTAATAAAAGTTATTCCAAGAGAATACGCTAATTCCTATACGATGACCGTTCGTGATGACAGTACTAACGTAGTTAAGAACTACGATATTACGACGGCAGGGAACTCAATAGCGACAGTAGGAAACTACCTGACTTTTAACGCTACTTTTAATCCTGTTTTAGTTGAAAATCATTTCTTTGATCTAAAGCTGTTTATTGATTATAATTTTTGGAACACTAATTATAGCCTTTGGCAATTATATGATGTCAAATGGAATACAGACGACGGTCAAGTAGTAGATATTTTTAATGACAAGATATTCTGCACAGATCAAGACGTCGATCAGTTAAATCAAAACGACTATTACAAATTAAACAAAGACCAATACACTTTTTACAACGGCTTTGATAACACTTATACAGTTAGATGAAAAAAACAAGATTAAGAAACGACAAAGGACAGTTTAAGAAAGAGTTACGAGCGTCAAAAGTATCAGAGTTTGGTTTTGTAAACCTCAGCACATATACGAGTCCAGTAATTAAAGAGGTCAACGGCGAAGAGTGGATCGAATACGGGGCAGATAACAACTATTTTCAATACTTAATCGACAGGTATAATGGAAGTCCTACGAATAACGCTGCAATAAACGGTATTAGCCAAGCGATCTACGGCAAAGGGCTTAACGCTACTGATGCGAATAGAAAGCCTAACGAGTACGCTCAGATGATCTCTCTGTTTAAGAAGGATGTAGTTAGAAAACTATGTTATGATCTTAAATTAATGGGTCAATGTGCTGTTCAGGTTATATATGCTAAGGGCAGAAAGAAGATTGCTCAATTAGAACACATGCCAATAGAGACGCTTAGAGCTGAGAAGTGTAATGACGACGGCGATATACCTGCGTATTACTATTTTAAGGACTGGGCTAACATAAAAAGAAGCGATACGCCTCTAAGAATACCCGCATACGGTATGTCAAATCAGGATATTGAGATATACTACATTAAACCTTACAAGTCTGGCTTTTACTATTACTCTCCTGTCGATTATCAGGGAGGTTTGCAGTACGCCGAACTAGAAGAGGAGGTTTCTAACTACCATTTAAACAATATAATGAATGGATTAGCTCCTAGTATGCTGATCAATTTTAATAATGGAACACCGAACCAAGAGGAACGTGCTTTAATCGAAAGTAAGATTGCTCGAAAATTCTCAGGATCTAGTAATGCAGGTAAATTTATCCTTGCATTTAACGATAATAAAGAAAGCTCGGCAGAAATAACGCCAGTACAATTAAGCGACGCACATAACCAATATCAGTTTTTATCAGAAGAGGCACAATCTAAGATTCAAGTTGCACATAGGGTTGTTTCGCCTTTTTTATTAGGAATTAGAACAAGCACAGGTTTCTCTAGTAATTCAGAAGAGATTAAGACTGCATCTTTATTAATGGACAATACCGTTATAAGACCGTTTCAGGAGCTTTTAATCGATTGCTTTGATAATATACTTGCGTACAACGATATTGCCTTAAACCTATACTTTACGACGTTACAGCCATTAGAATTTACAGAGATCGATAGCTCAATACAGGATAAAGAAGACATAGAAGAGGAGACGGGAGTCGAAATGGAGCATTTTAGTCTAAAGAAAATAGACGGAAAAGAGGCATACAAGACAAAAGAAGAGGCTATTGCAAAGGCAGAGGCTGACGGATGTGGAGGTTATCACGAACACGAGGTTGAGGGCGTTGTATATTATATGCCTTGTAAAAATCATGATGACGCTGTAGATCTAAAATCGCCATGTTGGGATGGTTATGAGCAAATAGGCATGAAAACCAAAGACGGTAAAGAAGTTCCTAACTGTGTACCGTTATCTACTGAGTTATCAAACGATAATGTAAAGGTTGTTTTAGGATCTTTAGCGAAAACTGGTGTTCAAATGAATGAAGATTGGGCATTAGTAGATGAGCTAGAAGAAGAGTCAGAATACAGCAATGAGGATTGGGCAAATTTCTTAATTAAAGAAAAGCCAGAAACCACATTATCAAAGATCAAAAGGATTGTAGGCTTAAAAGATAACGTAACATCTAAAAACAACGGATCTGCATACAGTGATCTAGATTCTAAGAACGGGCTTTACAAGATTAGATACAAATACGCACGAGGCATGAGTAAATCAGGCAAGTCTAGAGACTTCTGTACACAAATGATGGAGATGAGCAGTAAAGGGACTGTATGGCGTATCGAAGATATTGACAGAGCTAGTTATTTCGAGGATGTAAACGTAGAATTTAGACATAGACCTAGCATGAACTATAACATCTTTGAATTAAAGGGTGGAGTATTCTGTCAACACAAATGGGTGCGAGTATTATACAGGCTAGAAAGCCAAACAGAGGCGTCTAATAACTTAGGCAATTACAAAAAGACTAGAACTATACCGAAATCTTATTTGCGTTCGCCTAGGGGCTCTAAAAAGGCAGCAATAGCTACAGACAGACAAGCAGGAAGAGGAGTTTATCCTAAATAAAAGAAATTATGGCAACAGTATTATTTATAAATAGAACAGATCTTGTAAGAAATTCGATTATTGACGGAAACGTTGATACAGATAAATATATTCAGTTTATCAAACTGGCTCAAGAGATCCATATTCAAAATTACATGGGTACAAAGATGTACGAAGGTCTAACTGCAGCTATGCCCAATATAGATACACCCGCAAACGCTAGGTGGAAACTATTATTAGATGACTATATCGTTTCTATGCTGATTTGGTTTGCTCAAGTTGATTATATTCCTTTTGCTAGTTATCAAATACGCAACGGAGGTATGTTTAAACACCGATCTGAGAACGCAGAGACCGTTTCTAAAGATGAGGTTGATTATCTAGTAGAAAAAGCTAGAACGAATGCGGAATGGTATTCTAGAAGGTTTATTGATTACATGAGTTTTAATCAAACTCTCTTTCCTGAGTACACGAGCAATACAAACGATGACATTTATCCGTCATACGACGCAACTTTTAACGGTTGGGTTCTATGAAGTACAAGATAAAAAAGGAAAACATTAAGAAATTAAAGCTCTTCTTAAAAAAAGAGAAAAATAACAAAACAAAAAAAGACAAGAATGGCAACTCTATTTAACACTAAAATATCTCAAACCTACGAGGGTCTGATTAAGACGTTTGATAATGCAGCAATTACTGCAACGCTAAAAGAGCTTACAGACGGATCGGGAAACCAGACGGGTTTGTATATAAATACCGCAGGAGATTTTAAGGTCAACAATATTTTAGAATGGGGTTCGCTTAAAGATACAGGCACAGGAGTTACAATAACTCGTTTCGTAACGTCTACGGACGGCTTAGAGAATTTCGATAATAACACCTCTCTGCCTACATCGGCTGCCGTAAAGCTATACGTTGACACTAAATTTGCGACATCAGACACTTTAGAAGAGGTTTTAGTTTTTGGAAACACTACAGGCGGAAACGATATTGCTGTAAGCGCAGGAGATGACATTACGTTTACTGATTCTAGTAAAATTATAATGGGTGCATCTAGTGATTTACAAATTTATCACGATGGTTCTGACTCGTATATAAAAGAGATAGGAACAGGAACGTTAAGGTTTCAATCAAACGGTGGGGCAATAGATTTTTACAAAGATAGCACAGAGTTTTTAGCACGATTTAAAACGGACTCAGGGATTGAATTATATTACGATGCTATTAAAAAATTTGAAACCACTTTATTAGGTAGTACAGTTACAGGAGACCTTTTAGTTACAGGAACAATCACAGGAGCAGGTGGCTCATTTTTGCCACTAGCAGGGGGTACAATGACTGGTAATACAACACATCTTGATAATGTTAGGTCTAAGTACGGAACAAGTAGTGATTTACAAATTTATCACGACAGTACTAATAGTTATGTTAGAGATGTAGGAACTGGTAATTTATTTTTAGATTCAAATGGAGTAGGTATAAGCATTATTTCTGACGGTAGTTTAGCAACTCCTATGGCTCATTTTTACAAAGATGCAGCAGTTGAATTATACTTTGACAATTCTAAGAAATTAGAAACAAAAACTTATGGTGTTGAGGTAACAGGTCAGTTAATATCAACATCTAATATACAAGTTGGAAACAATTTAATTTTAGGAGATAATAAAAAAGCCTTGTTTGGTAATTCTAACGACCTTTCCATATTTCACGATGCTTCTGATAGTTTTATTCAAAATACAGGTGGCGATTTAAAGGTTTCTTCTACTAACATTAGATTTTTAAAAACAGGACTAGGCGAATTTATGGCTAATTTCTTTGCTGATGGTGCTAATGAATTTTTCTATGATGGAACTAAAAGAATTGAAACATTAAATGATGGCGG